CGATAAAGGAGAGATCCTACGCCGAGAGGCTGGTGAACTCTCCTCGGATCCCCGGTGACAGGGGGTCCGCGGTACTGCGGCCGTTCCCGCAGTTTGGTGAGGAAACCGCGTCCTAGCGCGTGTCTCCATACTGTAACCCCCTATGGTCCCCTGGACCGTTTGGCTGTGACCTGAAAAGCAAGTGGCCTCTCTTTGGGGTTTATCGTCCTTGTGTAGAAGGAGGGTTCCGAAGATCTCTACATAAGAAACGATTGTTACAGTAACCACCACCGTGTCGAAGCTATGGCTCAAACCACAGCTTTCCAAACTTCGGCCGCCAGTCCGTTAACTGGTACCCTCGCCGATCCCATCGGCGGCTTGATCGGTGCAGACGACCAGTATCGTCGATACCGTGCCGGCGTCTATATGCTGACGCCCGACAATGGCAGGCAGAACGCGCGTGCCCGCTCCATCTTTTACGAGGTGGGGCGGCGCTACCCTCGCGCCCGTGACGTCTTTGCGGCGCCGCCGCCTGAGGCCATCCCTGTCGACTGTTCTGTCGACATAAACCCCTCTGAGGCTGCAAGCTTCGAGGGTATGGCTCGCCGCTTCTCCAACTTCTCCCCCCAGTGGTTGAAGATGGATCTTGCGGCCATCGCCGAACGCCTGGCTCGCGGTGTAGCAGCCTTCTCCGTCTACGGGGGGTTGGACACCGGAGCCATGCGGGGCGGACACCCTGTGCGTGTGACCGCCCTCGGCACCCTCGACAGCCCCCAGACGGCAAGCATCAACAGTGTCTTCATCCCTCGCACTGTTGACACCGTCGGTAACGACCACGTCTTTGCGGTCTTGACCACCGCAGCGAATGGGTGCGGGGCGGCTGTCACCACTGATGTGGTGCGGCTCGACGCCAACACCAACCAGCCGATAATCCCGGCTGTTGCGGGGCCGGCTTTCGCCACAGCCTGTGTTGAGGCCCTACGAGTCGTGGGGGCCAACATGGAAGCGTCTGGGGCGGGAGACATTTTTGCGTATGCTGTCACAAGAGGCATACACAACGTCGTCTCGGTCGTGTCCCACACGGACGAGGGAGGGTTCATGCGGCGCCTGTTTCGGAATGATCGCTTCCGGGTGCCTTACGGAGGGATCAACCAGGCCCTCCGCCACTACCCTGCCCTTCCGGCCCTTGCGTCCACTGCCCCGTCGTCTATTGCGGCGTGGGTCGACGCAATCGCCTTGAAGACAGCAGCCGCTGTCGGGCACTGTGACCCACTCGTGCCGGGACCTGGGGGCTTGTACCCGTCGGTCTTCACGGCGCGGGAGGGTGAATTGCTCCCCCCGGGTTCCCAAGGCGAGGAGCCCACTGATGCAGACGCTCGGGCGATAGGACGCCAGATCGCTGCTGACTTGGGCCGCTTTGCGCCTCTCTACATGCGTGCGCTCTTGACCCTCTTCGGCCTGACTACTAACTCCGGCGTCGCAGAGAGTCACTTCTGCACTGTGGGGGCGCGTGCACTAGAACAGGTGGGCCAAAATGTTGACCGTCACCTGCGCTACAAGACTGTCGCCCCCTACTTCTGGGTCGAACCCACTTCGCTGTTGGCCCACAACGCCTTCGGCACGCTTGCCGAATCGGAGGGTTATGGGGCGAAGGTCACACCTGGCGACGAAATGTCGCACCCCTGCTTCGAACGGTTCAAAACGATGGAAGTCGGGCGCTCCGCTACTTTCGCCACCGTAGCCTTCAAGATGCGTACTGCGAGGACGTCGGCCCTCGTAAGCGCATTTGCTGCGGAGCCGGCGCCTCTGGCAGACCTGCGGCTCTTCCAGTTCGACGAGTCGTCTGTGTTGCTGCCTGGCGACCAGGGGCCGACGGCTGGCACCGTAGCCGCCAAGCACGCTGCCGCGGACCCTCTGTCCTCTTATCTGTGGGTCAGAGGACAGAGCTGCTTCCCTGCCCCTGCCGAGTTCATGAATATACAGGGGAATTACGGAGCCAAGGCGGTGTTAGTCGATTGGGACGACGATTTCAATGCGTCCATATCTGACTTGCCGAACGAGAGGGAGATGGCGACTCAGGTTGTGACCTTCCGGGTGTCGGTCCCGTGTGGACTTGACACGGGGGGGTCGAACTTCGGCGACCGGGCGGCTCGGCGTGCGCGGACGAGGGCCGCCAACGCGCTGTCTCAGGCCGTCACGCGTTCTCGCGCCTTCGGCTTGGCCGTATCGCCGGCTATGGAGGTGAGTGACGTCCCTCCTTCCTTCGACGAACCTGTCGGGGCTGGCAGCCTTCCCTACGTTGATTCAGAGGCTGACGGGCCTGGTATCGACCCCGGGACGACCACTGGTTTCGGGGTGGGGGCCGGCATAGATGTCGGTCGGACAACACGGGGCGCCCCTTTGCCCCCAACGGCCCACCACATGCCAAACAGGGGTCCTCGCCTTCCAGGCGGGGCTGTCAACCAACCTGGCGGCGGAGGCGGGGGACCCATGGCCGGTCCCCCGGCCCCTCCGGGAGCAGGGGGTCCCCCCCCTGCTCCCCCCGGCGGTGCCGCTGCCCAGCTCCCCCCTTCTGACGCCGCTGATCCTCTCCCCGCCCCCCCGAACTTCTTACCAGCCGACGCCGCAGCTGCTGATGCGGCCCCCGCTCAATGATTGAGTCGACCGTGGACGACCGAGCCAACGCAGCCGGCGCGGTCGGCCAATACCTGAAAGGGCTGTTAATGGAGGAGTGGGCGAGAGTAGTCGTACGTCTCCCCTACGAGCGACAGATCTCTGCAATCTATGCACCTACGTATGGACAACACAGAGTATCCGAACTCGAGAGGGCAGCTGCGGGTTTCCTTTTGCCGGAGTATCCTGTGCAGGTCTACGTTTCTGAGGCCTCATTGAGGATACTATTGTCTGCGACCCTACCGCCTCTTACGAGAGAGCGTGGGGGCCAAGCCATACGTTGGGGAAAGCGTGTGGGCCAAACCGTCAAGTATTTTCCCATTAAGTCGCACCCCGGGGCTTCAAATAAGGTGAATCTCTACCTCAGTGAAGTCCTTGCTGACTTGGCAGCTCTGGATAGGCAGAGCTACGAGGAAGCGTGCACCGCGCTTTGGGCGGTGCGGGGGCGACTCTACAACGACCAAGCTACCGGGGCGGTGCTGTACGGCACCGGCCTCCTCTCCGCGGGGGTTAGCGACGCGTACGGCGTCGCTGTCTCCTTAGTTAGCAACGTCGAATATGCCAAGGCTCTCTCCTTGTTTATCAAGGCAGTGGGAGCGAACGGAAGCCACCTCGGTTCCTGTCTCGTGGAAGCGAATACCCTACAGGGTCGCGCCACCGGTGACATCGACTTGATCGAGGAGGCACGCTACCGGACGACCGATGTCGTCCACGACAAACTCGTCGAGTTCGAGGACGCACGCCTGCGTACGGCCTGCCGAGAACTCTTCGAGGCCGAGATCGCCCACGGTCCAGACGGCTGTAGAGTGGAGTTCCCAACCCTCGAAGCCCACTGGAACTCGCGTTGGGCTTGGGCGGTCAACGGCGCTCATTCGGGACACGTTTCACGCGTCGTCCCTCGTATACCTCGGCCCCCGGGGATGTTGCGCGAACATCGCCGGGCCTGGCTGGAATGCGTCGAAACTGACCCCAGACCGTATTGGACTGGGCACACCTTTGTGTCCGGCTCTAAGAAGTTGGAGTCGGGGAAGACGCGCGCCATCTTCGCTTGTGACACACTCAGTTACCTAGCTTTCGAACACTTGCTAGGGCCAGTCGAGCGACGGTGGCGGCACTCCCGAGTGATCTTAGACCCGGGAAAAGGTGGCCATGCTGGCATGGCTTTTCGCATAGCTGCTGCGAAGGCGCGGGCCGGTATCAACATGATGCTGGACTACGACGACTTTAACTCGCAGCACTCTAATAAGACGATGCGTATCCTGTTCGAGGAGCTCATCTCTGTCACTGGCTACCCGCCCCACCTGGCGGGACCCCTTCTTAACTCATTCGAACATTCGGATATCTACGTCGGCGACCGCAAAATCGGCCGCTCATTAGGGACCTTAATGAGCGGCCATCGCGGTACGACCTTCATAAATACATGTCTGAATTTCGTCTATTTAAGGCTCGTTCTCGGCGACGAGATAATGCATTCTTTGCCCTCCGTGCATGTGGGCGACGACGTATATCTCGGCGCTAGGACCTACGAGCAAGCCGGGAGGATTTGCCGACTTATAAAGAAGTCCCCCCTCCGCATGAACCCCGTGAAGCAGTCTGTCGGCCACGTGTCTTCCGAATTTTTGCGAAATTCGGCATCTGGTCGCTCGGTCAGAGCCTACTTCGCACGGGGAGTCGCTGGCATCGTGGCCGGGAATTGGGTAACTGAGCGCGCCCTCTCACCGCCCGATGCCATCACAGCGATGGTATCGTCCGCAAGGACACTGGCCAACCGGTCTCTCAACCAAAACCTGCCCCTGCTCCTCTTCAGTTCCGTGTGCCGGCTCGCACGCTTGCCGAAGGAGGACCACAGGAAGCTGAGAGATTTGTTAGTTGGCACAAGCGCTCTCGACAACGGCCCCCAATTCCACCACGGGGGCTATTACCGCAGTGTGCCAATGGTTGTGGGCGTCTCGGAAACCGACACGCACGGCTACACGCCACTACCACACGCTGCGACGGCCCAGTACTTGTCTAACGCCGCTGAGCCGCTCGAAATCGATATCCTGTGCCAAGCCGGGGTCTCACTCGTCTCTGCCATGGAGGAAGCTAGTTACCGCAAGAGCCTCCCCGCCCGCTTTGAGAAGTTTGAGACAGTACGCCTTGGAGGTACGCGATTGACGGCGGCTATCGGTACAGACTCCGTTACACGCCTCATTAAGGTGCGCCCCCCCGTGGGTGTCCTTTCTAAATACCCCCTGCTGACGCTCGCTCGCAAGCGGCTGCCGGTGTGGTTAGTCAAAGAGGCTGTAGCCCGCGCCGGCGGCAACCCCAACGCCGTCGATTTGGAGTACGAAGCTTGGGGTGAGTTCAAGCATGGTTGCATAATTGCCACACCGATGTCCTACTCGGATGCGGCTATGTTTGGACACCGGACCAGGGCATCTGTCCTGACGTCACCGATCATGGTGTACGTGTGAACGTAACGTTCTCGTCTGAGACTCCCCGCCTTGTGAGGCGGGGTAATTTGCGGGCCCACGTGGCCCGAAATGC